GTATGAAGATCCAGTTTCACTACGATACAAAAAACCTAATCCTGATGAAGGAGATCCAAGACCATCAGCAGAGTTTGATGTAGCAGAGTCAGGTCCTGTTGGAAGAGCTGACGGCCCTGATGATTATTCTATAGACATAGATGAAGTTGGTGGCACAAGTATTAGTGATTTAACATCTGATGTTTCAAAATTAAAAGAATATGCAACTGGTAAAAAACCTACATTAAAAGAATTTGTACAATCTAAAAAAAGAAAAGATAAAGCTAGAAAAATAACAGAAGGTGGAGAAGGTGAAATGGATGCCGTTATCGAAAGACAAGGTGAGTTTATAGAAAATGATCTTGTAGATCTTGATCCATTTGCATCAGGCGGTATCGCTAGAATGTTAGGTGAGTAATGGCAGACCTACAAGATAAAATTATAGAGTTGATGGATCTCTTCGACGATGAACAGGTCACGACAGCAGACAAGATAGACAGACCACAATCATCATTAGACAGAGAAGCGTTCGACGATTTCAATACACGTAATCCAATGGCCGGGGGTGGTCGTATTAATTTTTACAAAGGTATGTCTGCTAATAGAGCACCAAAAAAAATAAAACTTAAAGAACCTGTAACTCTTACAGGTAAAGCAGGTGATAGAAAACTTACAGCAAAACAAATTGATGCGTTAGATCCAAATTATTTAGGAGATTTTACAGGGGGAGATTTAGAGAGACCTAAAAAAGTTTATAAAAGTGGAACGACTGGTAGTGTCATTGATGATGCAATTGAGATTAGAAATATCATTGTAAATAATAAAGGTAATATATTTAATTTAGAAGAGCTTGGAGAAAAAGCAGGAATATTTACTAAAGGAACTGGAACTAGACAAAGTGGAAAAGGCAATAGACCAGATAACAGAACAGTGAAAGCTGCATTAGAAATTGCAAAAGATAATTTTCCCGAAATAGCAAATTTTAAATTTGTTACTGATAGATATAAAATTGATGGTAAACAAAGACAACAACTAAACATGGTTGTTGATACAATTAAAGCTTATCAAAACTCAACAGGCAATGACAAGTTAGCTAATTTTTTACCTGAGAACATGGGGACGTTTTACAAAAGAGTTATAGAAAAAGGTCCTAAAAAATTACCAGCAAATCCTGAACAAGGCCTATATATTAAAATGTACAACTTTGGTCCTGAACAAATTAAATACATTTCAGATAGAATTACTGATGAAACTGGACAAACATTTACATCTAAAGATTACAAAAATTTAATAACAGATGTTAAAAAATATAGAGCGAGTGTAGCAAGTGATAAAGCTCAATTTACTAGAGCAATAGAAATGAACGCTGACATTAAAAAGCTTTACGATGATAAGGTAATACAAAATTTAATTAGAGGAGATTTAGATAATAAAGCAAAGAAACAAATTTTAAATAGAGCCGTTAACTTACTAGGTGATGATATATCTGTTGCGAGTAAAAGATTATTTATGATGGCACAATCTATAGCAGGAACTAGAGCCATTGATGGAATTGCTGTTGAGAAAGATTTAGGTAAAAAAATAATAGATACACAAAGGCTTGTTGGTAAAGCAGGAAATGGTTATGCTTTTTCTGGTTTAGTTTATGATCACTATGGAAAAGTTATAGATCAAGCTTTAAATTCTCCAAAAGGAAAATCTTTTATAGGATACTATCAAAAAGAAATCAGAAATGCGTTAGATAAAGGTTTAGTTCCTGATGAGATATTTAGTGTTACTGCTTCTGCTAGAAGAGGATTAGAACCTTACGCAATTTTTACTCAAGCTCTAAACGCAGATGTTAACTCTAGGATAAAAGGGGCAAGTTTAGATAGTTTGTTAAGTACAACTCATAGAAATTTACAAAATATATTTCAAGGTAAAACGTATGATAAATTAAACACAGCAGAGAAAAAAGCAGTGCAAGATCTTGTTACTACCTATGAAAATGCAAAAAAAGATGTTGTTAAAGATTTAAAACCAAGTATTAAAAAAACTATTCAACTTCCAGAATTTGATCTTAAAAACCCACCAAGTAAATCAATAGCTAATTATTCTTCATACGATAAAAATTTACAAAGTGCTTTTGATAAATCATATAAAAACGTTGGCTACAGCATGAAAGTTACAAAAGGTATGAAAACTCAAAAAGAACTTTTAAAAACATTAATGGGTGATCTTGCAGGAACAATAAATAAAACTTGCATAATAAGAAAGACAAAAGCAGATGGTGGTCGTATTGGTTTTCAATCGGGCAGCCCTGATTGTGATAAATTAGCAAAACAACTTATACAAAAATCTATTCAAGGAGAGGGCACAACTCAACAAAGAAGTATTGTAAATAAACTTATAAAAGGAGGTTCCAACCTTATAAAGAGTGCTTTAGATCCTGTAGAGCTATTAAAGTTAAGAAATTATGTTGGTGCACAAGCTCTTGGTTTTTTTGCAGCGTACGAGGCAGGGGTTATAACTGACGACGTATTAAGAATGGGTAAACCTTTGAATGAAGCTGTAGCAAGTAATTGGCTAACAAAATCTTTTTTACCTTACACAGAAGAATTTGCTAAACAAGAAAATTTGTTAAAGTCTGGTACACTTACAGGTGAACAAAAATTGTTTGCATTAGATGCGATGAAGTATAATAAATTATTAAAAGAAGTTGAAAGAATAGAAGGAATGGAAGCTGCACAATTAACAGATCAAGGTGGTATGGGCATGATTGACGGCACGCCTATGGTATCACAAGCAGAGATAGATAAGGCAATGGCAAATGTAACTAGAGTTGCAGAAACAATAGATCCTTCCGTATTAGATCCTAGAAGTGCAAAAGCAATAGAGAACAAAGCTAAAATGGATGAGATGATAGCAACAAGAAGAGCCAAAAAAAATTTTAGTTCTATTTTTGGTTCACCCACATTAAAAAATAGAGCTGAGAATGTTGATTCAGGTGATTACTTACCAGATCCTTTAAAAATAGATTTAAGTCCAATAACTTATAAAAATGCAAAAGACTTTAGACCTGCAAAAGAACTTCCAGCTAACAGAAGAATTGCATTAGAAAATTTATTATTACCTAAAGATCAATATATACCTATGGATAGATCTTTAAGTAATTTTAAATATAGAGATTCAGATAACACAATTTTAGAAGATGAATTAGAAGAATATAATAGATCACAAAGATTCCAAGAGGCTTTTCAACAACCTGGAATATTAGGAGCTAATGAAAAATTTGCAACAGGTGGCCGTGCAGGTTTTAAAGTTGGTGATACAGTTAGAAAAGGTGTGTTAAAATTAATAGATGATAGTGTTAAATCAACACCAAAAGATACAACTTCAGCATTAGATAAATTAATTAAGAAAACACTTAACGAAGATTTGTTTGATAAAAAAGACAGAATTATAGATTCAATAAATATCTCAGAAGCAAATAAAAGAAAAAAATATTTATATAATCAAAAAGTTTTTGAAGAACCAAAAAATTTAGATTTTTATGATTCTATTATACAATCTAATTTTAGAACCAAGACAGGTCCTTACTATGATAGAATAAGAAAAAACAAAGCAGGTGGTGGTTTATTAAAACAAGCAGGTGATAGATCAGGCCCGCCACCAGAATCAGGACCAAACTCACAAGGGTTGCAAGGTCTATTAAATCGTGTTAAAAAGATATAGGAGTAATAAATGGCAGAAATAGACAAAGGACTCCCTAACACTCGTACGAAACTTGACATCCCTTCAGAAGAAGAGATGGCAGAAGAAGTTAGTGTTCAGGAAGAAGAAGTAGAAAAAGGACCCGTTGAAGTAGTACCAGAAGAAGATGGTGGTGCAACGATCGACTTTGAACCGGGAGCTATAAATATACCGGGCACAGAAAATCATTTCGATAACCTAGCAGATATTTTACCAGAAGAAAATTTAGAGCCAATTGGAAACGAGATGGTTCAAAATTACATGGACTACAAATCTTCTAGAAAAGATTGGGAACAAGCTTACACAACTGGTTTAGATTTATTAGGATTCAAATACGAAAACAGAACAGAACCGTTTCAAGGGGCAAGTGGTGCAACACATCCAGTGTTAGCTGAAGCTGTTACACAATTCCAAGCACAAGCTTACAAAGAATTATTACCTGCAGATGGACCAGTCAGAACACAAATCATAGGTGTTAAAAATCCTGGAACAGAGCAACAGTCTGAGCGTGTAAAAGATTATATGAATTATTTAATTATGGATCAGATGAAAGAATACGAATCAGAATTTGATTCAATGTTATTTCATCTTCCGTTAGCTGGATCAACATTTAAAAAAGTATACTACGATGTACCGATGGGTAGAGTAGTATCTAAGTTTGTACCAGCAGATGAATTAATCGTTCCGTATACAGCTACCTCATTAGATGATGCGGAAGCGATTATTCACAGAGTAA